CTCGACCTCTAGTCTCATATCAATGATTCACCCTTAGCCTTCGGCATTGTGCCTGGACTTATTAGTGGTGATATTGTTGAATAGAGTGTCGAGAGCGAGAGACGTCATACGTATGCATTCCAATGCATACGATACTACAGGAGGGTGCTATGATAACAACGCGTAAAAGAACACTGAATACTTGTGCACCGACGTTCATTGTTGTAACGTCGACTACACCTGGCGACAGTGGTACTTATCCTGCCAGTAATTATACTGGTGGGGTGTCTGAAATCCTGGATAATAACAACCGGAATTTTAAAACAATTAGAAAGTCCGGCGGTTTAGTCCTTAGTGATTGTCAGATAACGCGTTATGAGCGGAGTTTTATACCAGGTTTTATAAGTGCGTCGACTCCAAACGGATGGTCGGCGTCACAAACTGGTGATCTGCTCGGTTATTTTGGCGGAAGCGTGACATCTGGCCAGATTTATGGGCCAGAGGATTCAGTGCCTTTGTTTATCAAAGCTTTTGCTAAGATAAACGAGGCATCCTTAATGTCAGGTGAAGTACTCCGCGATTTGGGAGTTACTATCGCCATGTTCCGGCACCCTTTCAAGTCAGCCAGCGAATTGCTAGTTAAAATGGCAAAGTATCGCAAGGTTCGACTTGGAAAAACAGTCAGAAGTGCTGCTAAAGCTAACGCAGATGCGTGGCTTGAGTACCGCTATGGCTGGCTTCCGATCATTCATGATAGCCGTAAAGTCATGAACGAATGTCTCGTTTCGAGAGCATCATTTGATCGAAAGCGTCTTGTAGCCCGAGCAGGCAGCAGAAGGATTGGAAATCAATCCGGTAGCTGGTCTGCAACCGCTGTAGCAGCTAACAGCGGATCGATGCGCATCGATAAAACATCATGCGCTAACGTGGGAGTGATCTATGACTATAAAAGTCAGGGTCCTGCTGAAGATCGCTTGAAATTTCTAGGCTTACGCCTAAGAGATATTCCTGCGACGCTTTGGGAGATAACTCCGTACTCGTTTGTTGTTGACTGGTTTGTCAACGTTGGAGAATGGATTCAGGCAATTACGCCTGTACCGGGAGTTACTATTACCGGTTGGTGGTACACGACGACAGTGACGACAATCTCTTCACGAGAGGGTCGCATTGCGTATTTGGGTACACCTCCTAGTCCAACTTGGCAGGGTTCGTTTGGTTCGGAAATCTTTACAGATTTCAAACTAACACGAATTTGTAACGGTCCAATGACACTCATGCCCAGTCTGAAAGCAAATACGCTTTCGAGACTACATCAAGTTGATGCAATGGCCTTATCATTGAAGCCAATTTTGGCTGCAATGCAAGGTTTTTGGCATTAGCAATCTGCTCTAAAAGATAGAGCAAGATGGAGGTTAATACCATGGGACTGAAAACAATGTCTCTACTCGCCGCAGCTACGGTTTCCGCATCTGGTGGCACAGCCCTTGCTTTCGCTGATGATGGCGTTAGCATTTCCAACGGTGTTCATTTGATAGTACCCGCAGACGCGGACTATCAAACTCGTCGACAGGTTACGGTTAAATACCGTCAACCTACAGTCGACACGAAGACCGGCGTTTACAGCAAAGATAAGAAGAGTATTTGTTTGGCTCTTCCTAAAGTGCTGCTTTCTGGACAAGTAGTTTTTAATACTATCCGGATTGAACGGGAAGTCCATCCATCACTGACAGCAGCAGAGGCCCTCGAGTTATGTAATCTCGGGGCGCAAATGCTGGTTGACGCTGATGTGACGGCTTTTTGGGCTAACGGGTCACTTTCGTGACCTGTATTGCTCCTCTCTAACCAAATTGGAGGAGGTATTTTATGGCAACAAAGTGCCAACGGCCGAATAAACTTTCGGCTGACCAGATGATGTGGAACGTAGCATCATCCCTAGTCAGGGATTTCCAAAGTAACTTAGACGATCCTAGCTTTTGCAATGATCTTGTATCTCCGTTGGAGCATAAAGATCTTGCTAGGGTTCGAAAGTTACAATCTACGGTGATTAATGAAGGTATTCCAGCCAGATATAAGGCTGAATATCAGATAAAATCACTCTTCAAAAGATATAGGTTCGAAACTGATACCTATAGCGACAGCGAGTTAATTGAGAAGGCTATTAAGTCTTTTCATGATACTCAACGTCGGCTTCATGCTCTCGACTTCTCGTCGCTGGATGCATTTACCAGTCTGACAGTTGATCGTGCACGAAGTTACATTGCCAAAGTTTTAGGCAAGTACAGCGATGAAGAACATCGCTCTCTTTGTAGATTTGGAAAGCGGGCATCGGTTGGAATTCCTGCGCGTATGGCTTGTGAAGCCGCGCGATGGGAATTACCAATTTCCGGTTCCTCTGAACAAATTTCTTGGTTTGATTCAGAAATGAGTCAAATTTCCTCCGTTCAAGATTATTGGGCGGATCAAAAACGTAGTGACCCTAACAGGTCCACGTACCAGGAAACGAGTTCGCTGGCGCTGACGCTAGTCCCCAAAACGTTTAAGTCCTTCCGTGCAATCATGCCGAACACCACTATAGGCTCTTATATGAGCTTTGGTTTAGGCGAAATGATGCGGAAAAGACTTAAGCGGGTAGGCTATGATATTAGGACGCTTCAACAGCGTCATCGTATCTTAGCGAGGTGCGCTTCCGAACATTCTTTGTTCGTAACGGCGGATCTCTCGAGCGCATCTGATTCTATATCAGTGCGTCTTGTTGAGTTACTGTTTCCATCGGATTGGGTCAATGTTTTGACTCGGTCTCGTATTGGTGCAGTAATTCTCCCAGATGGTACTCGTACGGAAAGTTTATCTTTTTGTACAATGGGTATTGGGTACACCTTCCCGCTGCAAACGTTGGTCTTCCTAGCCCTTCTCAAAGCGATCGAAGCGACTATGTTTAACCGCTGGAATCGACGGACAGTATCTGTATATGGTGATGATATGATTTATTCATCACCTATGCATGATACTGTTGTCCGTGTGTTTGAGGAGCTTGGTTTCGTGATTAATCTTGATAAGACCTTTCACGAAGGCAACTTTAGGGAGTCCTGTGGTGGTGATTACTACCACGGGGTGGATGTACGTCCATTCCAACCTAGGAATGGATCGGCATACGTGGGCCCAAAAGCTTACGAGGCAATGCTCTACAAGTATGTCAACGGTTTGTTGTCACGCTGGTCTGAGCATGAGATCGGTAGAACGTTAAGATACCTTGTCACTGAGATAGAGTTAATTACAGGGAAATGTAAAATCGTTCCCTGTGACTATCCGGATGACAGTGGTATCAAATGTCCTACACTCTGGCATTGGAGTTTTCTCCAATGTATGCAAGTAGCCCAACCCAAAAGGTTAGGGCATGGCTTATACCGATTCTCGTATCTCAGGCATGTGCCTGATGAACGAAAGGAGGTTCGCCATGTCCCTTATCTATGGATGGCTCTGCAAAGCTGCGACGTTAGTACCGATTATTATCAAGGCACTAGTCGTAGTTACAGATGTTCTCCGACAAATTACCAAGCGACGGTAGACGAAGCCGTCGGGGTAACGGAGAACGTGTCTCAACTGATTGAACGAGTTGAGACACCGATCATGACGATCCGGAGTAATATATCCGGTCGCCGCCTGCGCCGAGTTGCAACCTTTGTGACGATAAGTCACACTGGTCGCTACATGCGTCGGTCCGGTACCTCATGTTTTGAGGACCGCAGATAACGTGC